GTTCTTGACTGTAAGACATTATGCCTTTTCCCCTGGAGTAAATGCTGGTTCAGGTCCAAGCAGGTATCCCTCTTGGTGGTACTCGATCATTCTTGTTGCCTTTTCAGTATCAAAATGATTTGCAATAAGCGTCATCATGTCGTATATACGGTGGAGCATAATATAATTAACCATAGGCAAATTATCTTCAATAGTTCCAGCGTCTCTAATTATTGCTCCATCAGGTAGCTTTGATTCATCCATTATTTGTCTATTCCTCCATCTGTATTAGGGAAAATTACAGGCATCTTCCATTCGTATGTGTTAAATCCAGAAGACTCGTATTGAAGCTCTTCTTCCGCCGACTCACTTTTTTTGTTGTCCATTAATAATTCTTTCTACTAAATCTACAAGATTTTTATAGTCGACAATTCCGACTGTTTTCTTGTATGAGCAAGTTAAGCAATATAAAAATATGTTTTCTTCAACATCTTGATTGGGATAGAGAGAGCCTTGATCCATTGGGCATAAAAGCTCTGGAACAAGGCCCTCTCTTGAAAGAGAAAGGTACTTAGACACATATTGTATCTTCATGTACCTTCCTTTCTAATGTTTGAATTCCGCTAGGAACTCCTTGTGTCTTGTCCCATTTAGGGAAGACCATGATGACCAATCTGTGCCGCCTTTAGTCATGTAATACGTTATCTCTGCGTTTATTACTGGGTCAAACAATAAAATGTTTGACTTTAGATCAAATTTTTCTTTACGATCAATGCCGAGTTCACCCAACATATTAATCTGAAAAATTCCGTAGGAACTGTCTCCAGTTTTCCTGTTACCATTGTAAGCCATAGGTCTTGCGTTAGACTCTGCCTTAACAATAGCCCAAGCCTGTTTAAGGGCTTTTCCTTCAAAACCAACAGCTGATAGAAGTTCTTTTAGTTCTTCGTCTGTTAGCGTCTCAGAAGGCTTGTATACAGTATTGCTGTACTTCTCTAAGGTTTCTTTCTTTAGTTGTACTGTTGATTTCACAGGTGTTTCTACCTGCAAAGCTTGAGTCGCTGTTGGTCCTGGCTGAACCGTAAATAGAAATAATACTATTACTACTATATACGACCAACTATTGGCAACTTCGCTCAAACGTTGTTTTACTTTCTCCATTGGCATTTCCTCCTCTAGAGATAACGAACTCTAAGCATAACATTAATTCTATAAACCTGTCAAGCCAGTCAACCAGGATAAGTATCAAGTATAAGTGTATAGTTGACCAATAATATTTTAAAATAAAGACTATAAATATTTTTTACTGCTTCCCATATGAATAGTTGTTTGGTAGAATAGGATCTTCACACTAAATTTAACTTAACCGCTAGGCGGAGAAAAAGGTATTATAAAATGTCTAAGACTATTGCAAACCCGTACGAAAATTTCATTGCGTTATCAAGATATGCAAGATGGATATCAGAAGATAATCGCCGTGAGACTTGGGGTGAAACAGTAGATAGATATTTTAGCTTTATGCTTGGCCATCTAGAAAAGAACCATAATTATATTCCAAATGAGAAGCTTGTTGCGGAATTAAAAGAGTTCGTATTTGAACGAAATGTTATGCCATCAATGCGTTCTGTTATGACTTCAGGAGCCGCATTGGAAAGAGATAATGTAGCTGGATATAACTGTGCTTTCTTACCAGTTGATTCCGCACGTTCATTTGATGAGACTATGTATATCCTTATGTGCGGTACAGGTGTAGGATTCTCTGTCGAGTATAAGTACATCAATAAACTTCCTGCCGTCCCAGAAACTTTAGAGAAGTCAACTACGGTTATTACAGTAGAAGACTCAAAACAGGGTTGGGCTAAAGCATACCGTGAGTTACTAGCACTACTTTGGTCTGGACAGATTCCAGCAATTGATGTTTCTAAGGTAAGACCAGCAGGAGCAAGACTTAAGACAATGGGTGGAAGATCTTCAGGCCCACAGCCACTTATTAACTTGTTTGATTTTACAATTGCAAAGTTTAAGAATGCTACAGGAAGAAACCTAAAGCCAATCGAATGCCACGACATTATGTGCAAGATTGGTGAAGTAGTTGTTGTTGGAGGAGTTCGTCGCTCAGCAATGATTTCTCTTTCTAATATTAATGATATTGAAATGGCACAGGCAAAGTCAGGTAACTGGTGGGAAGCAAGCCCACAACGTGCCCTGTCTAATAACTCTGTTGCGTATTCACGCAAGCCAGAGATGGAGCAGTTTATTGCAGAATGGAAATCTCTATATGATTCAAAATCAGGAGAACGAGGTATATACAATGTGGCCGCAGCTCAAGCCCAAGCAGCCAAGTATGGAAGAAGAGATCCAGATATACACTACGGAACTAACCCGTGCTCAGAGATTATTTTACGTCCTTACCAGTTTTGTAATCTTTCAGAAGTCGTACTACGTGAAAATGATACAAAGAAAGATATCGAACGCAAAGTAGAACTAGCAACTATTCTTGGAACCTGGCAGTCTACTCTTACAGACTTTAAGTATCTACGTAAGATTTGGAAAGATAACACAGAAGAGGAACGCCTGCTAGGAGTTTCTTTGACTGGACAGTTTGGGCATAAGTTTATGTCAGGCAAACAAGATTTGGTTGCACTAGAGTCATTCTTGATGACTCTTAGAGAAGCAGCAAGAGCAAAGAATAAAGAAGAGGCTGGGAAAATTGGGATTCCTGAGTCTGCCGCTATTACTTGTGTAAAGCCTTCTGGAACAGTATCTCAATTGGTTGGGGTATCTTCAGGAATGCATGCTTGGCATTCTCCATATTATATTAGAACTGTTCGTGGTTCAAAGGGAGATCCAATTTCTACCTTCCTTAAAGAGGTGGGGATTCCAGTAGAAGATGATGTAATGAAGCCAAACGATACATACGTATTCTCATTCCCAGTAAAGGCACCAGAGGGTGCAATTGTTAGAAATGATCTTACTGCTATTGAGCACCTAAACATTTGGTTGGTTTACCAACGTGCATGGTGTGAGCATAAGCCATCAATTACGGTTTCTGTAAAGGAAGACGAATGGATGGATGTAGGAGCTTGGGTATATAAGAATTTTGATGAGGTATCTGGAATTTCATTCTTGCCGCATTCAGATCACTCATACAAGCAAGCACCTTACCAAGAAGTAGACAAAGCAGAATACGATGCACTTGTTGCAAGAATGCCAAAGGATATTCGTTGGGAAGATTTATCTTTCTACGAGACAGAAGATGGCACATCTACTAATGCTACCCTTGCCTGCAGTTCAGACGGAAATTGTGAGCTAGTAGACATTTCTAGTTAAAAGTAGTACAATGTAATTGGGGTAAAACCCAAATTCCTGGGCACACGGCCCAGAAATAGGAGGATCTAATGAAACAAGATCTAAACAATGATGGGAAAGTAACTATGCAAGAGAAATATCTCGCAGCGTTGGCAAGCTATGGTCGTCACTTTTTGGGTGCAGCTATCGCTCTTTACATGACTGGAAACACTGACCCAGGAGACTTACTCAAGGGCGGAATCGCAGCATGTCTGCCAGTTATTCTAAAAGCACTTAATTCTAACGAGCCAGCATTTGGCTTTACAAAGAAGTAAAAATTTAATATCGATTAGGAGTGCCCTTATGGTAAAATATCCATAAGGGCTTTTCTAATTTAGGGGTAAATGTGGCAGCGCAAAAAAATTTCGAAGTAGATCAAAATACAACCTTTACATTTGAGGTTCAGTATCTTGATGAAGACCAGGTGCCAATTCAATTACATTTTCACACCGCAAAACTTCAAGTAAGAGATACACAAGGCGGAAAAAAATTAGCATTCACCCTTGTAGAAAATGACGGTATAGTAATTAACCCAACTCTAGGTAAGCTTCAAATTTCAATATCAGCAGACAGAACAAATAAGATGTTTTATCCAAAATCAGCATACGATCTAGTTCTAATAGACCCAAGCGTTAACAAGACAAGATTGCTAGAAGGGTATATGACCTTAAGCAGGTCAGTGACAATATAATGGCAACACGCTTAATAGTAACCGAAAATAACCCACTCGTTGTAGTAAGAGCATCTGGAGCACCAGGCCGCACAATAATCAGCGGAACAGGAAATCCAGCTAATACCCTAGGAGTGCCTGGGGATTTTTACTTTGATACAACAACAACAAGATTCTGGGGGCCAAAAGCTTCTCAGACTAACACTTGGAATATAGCCCAAAGCTTTATCCTAGATAAGCAAATAGCACTAACGCATACATGGGAGCTATCTCAAGTAACAGGTCCAGTAGATGGAGTCTATCGGGTAGTAATTAATCACAATCTAGGTTTTAGCCCAAACGTAACAGTTAAATCTAGCGCAGGCGACATATTAGAAACAGGAATAGACTATAATAGTATTAATCAAATAACACTGACTATGGCACAACCGTTTTCAGGGACAGCACATCTGTCATAAGGGAGAAAGAAAATGGCAAGAAAATTTTTAGTCAGCGTCGATCTCAATAAAAATGAGCTCCTAAACGCTAGAATTCAGAACTTGGGTGCAGCACCATCAAGCCCAGTATCTGGACAAATTTATTACGACACATCAAACTCAACGATGTACTACTACAATGGACTGTCTGCACCAGATGGCCCATGGATGCCAATGTCTGGATCAACAGAAGTTGTCCAGGATATTATTGGAGCATCCGTACTTGCTGGTACAGCGTTAACATCAACATACAACGATACAGCAGGAACAACAACTCTTAGACTTAATGATACAGCGGTAACACCTGGTTCATATGGTTCACAAACAGCAATTCCTACATTTACAGTAGATGCTCAAGGTCGTTTGACTGCGGCAGGAACTGTAACAGTAGCAACAACACTTTCAATTGCTGCAGAATCTGGAACAGCAGATACAGTAAACCTTCTTACAGATACTTTAACATTTGCCGCAGGCGAAGGTATCGACACCACTGTAACAAATAATACAATCACTATTACTGGAGAAGATGCAAGCGCATCAAATAAAGGTGTTGCAAGTTTTGATGCAATAGACTTTACAGTTTCAGCAGGAGATGTATCCCTAAAGGAAGAGCGAATCCAAGACATTGTTGGAGACATGATTGTCGCACCAAACACTGAAAATGGAATCGTGGTTACATATGATGACACAGCAGCAAAGCTAAACTTTGATGTTGCCGACTTTGATGTACAGCTTTCTGGAGATGTAGTTGGTACAGCCACAGTAACAAACCTAGCAAGTATCAATATCTCAACAACAATCCAGCCAAACTCCGTAGCCCTCGGAGATGACACAACTGGAGCTTATATCTCAACAGTTGCTGGAACAGCAAATGAGATTACAGTAGCTGGATCAGGTGGAGAAACAGCAGCAATTACAATTGGTTTGCCAGATGACGTAACAATTACTAACAATCTTACAGTTGGTGGTAACTTAAACGTAACTGGAACAATTAACTCAGTAAATACTACTCAAGTAAATATTGTTGATAACAAGATTAACCTCAACACCGACTTTACTGGAACCCCAACAGTAGATGCTGGTATTAGAGTAGAGCGTGGAGCATCTGCTGACGTAGAAGTTCTATGGAATGAGACAAATGATCAATGGACACTTACAAATGATGGAACTAACTATCATGAGATTGTGCGTAAGTGGAAGTCTGATATCACAACAACAGAAGTTGCACCATATACATTCACAGCAACACACAATCTCGGAACACGGGATGTAACAGTAGCAGTATATGCAAACTCTGCTCCATATGGAGAAGTTGAAGTAGATGTTGACCATACATCAGTTAACGTGGTAACATTAACATTTGCAGCCGCACCAACCGCTGGAGCATACAGAGTCGTAATCACTGGTTAAGGAGAGATAAATGTCTGTAAAAAGATTAGTCTCCTTAAATACAGTCAGTTTAGCGACTGACCCAGCAAATCCAAGAATCGGTGACCTATATTTAAATAGCGTCTCCAACAAAGTAAGAGTTTATACCAATACTGGTTGGATTGAAGTTGGAGCAGGTTCAGCAGGATCTGCAGTATCAATAGGAACTACAGCACCAACAACACCTTCCCCCAAAGAGGGTGATCTTTGGTACAACAACGTTGATCCTCACTTCTATACTTATGATGGAACATTCTGGGTAGAAATATCTTTCGGACCCGTCGGACCTGTTGGTCCAGGAGTAGCAGCAGGCGGAACCACTGGTCAGATTGCAGCTAAATCTTCAAACGCAGACTATGCAGTTACATGGGTAAACCCTTATACCGATACAAATGCAAAAGATGCCGTTGGAAATGCAGTAGGATCAGGTCTTTCTTACAATACAACTACAAAAGCAATATCAGTAAATACCGCATTAATTGCATCTCAGACATATGTAGATAATGCAGTCTCAGCGCTCTCCTCAACCGCCGCAGAAACTTATGTGCCAGATTCTTTGGTCGGTAACCCAGATGGAATAGCAACGCTAGATGCAACTGGAAATGTTCCTATCTCCCAGCTAGGAAATATAATTGACGGGGCTCCAGCAGTGCTGAATACCCTAAATGAATTAGCAGCAGCCGTAGGCGACGATGCTAATTTTATTACTAATATCACAAACTCTGTTTATGACACAGAAATTGGTATAATAATGGGAGCGTACTAGGAGATAATATGGCAAATGTAGCAAAACAATTTGTAAGGGCAGCAGCAGCCACTTCCTCAGCAACGCTATATACTGTTCCAGCAAGCAAGACTAATATAGTAACTAATATTTCAATTACCAATACAACAGCTGCAGCAATTACCGCCACAATTTTATTTAATGACGTTGCATATATAGCATCGGTAACAGTTGGCGCAAATGATACCCTTGTTATGGATACCAAGACAGTTCTTTCTACCACCCAAACTATAAAAGGTTTTGCATCTTCGACTTCCGTAAACTTTCACATATCGGGGGTAGAATTTTAATGTCAGTTCGTAAAGCAGCTTCAGCATCAGTGGCTCTCGCAGGCGGAGGCGGGGGAGCAACAATACCAGTAGGTCCAACAGCGGAAAGACCACAAAATGCTAGTATTGGAGACCTGTATTTTAATACAACTCATGATACACTTGAGCAATACACCAAAAGCGGTTGGCAAAAAACTTATGAAAAAGTTGCTATGGCTTTAAGGATGAACAGAATGGAGACAATGTAACATGCCAGACTATACTTCGTTAGCCACAGAAATTACCGCTATTAAATCTGAGATTGCAGCATCAATTGGTCACACAACATATAGCGCACAGGATTTAGTTTATCTAGCATCAGCATTAGACACATTAGGTGGAATGCTTGGCGTAAATGACATTGTTACAGCAACTGCAGATAAAATTGCAGATCTTGAAACAAAGAAAGTTGCCTCTCTTGCATCGATGGAAACAGCACGAGTTGGAGCGGTGGCAGACGTAGTAGCAGAAAGAGCAACAGCAATTAGCAATATTACAACATTAGGTACAACGACAATGAATCAAATCAATTCAGCGTCAACAAGTTTTAACGTACTATTCATAGGGAGCATGATATAAAATGGCAATTAATTACAAAGTATTGGGACAAGTAGTTCCATCAGCAAACGCAACATACACACAGATTTACGCTGTTCCATCGGGAAAGCAAGCTATCTGCTCATCGCTAACAGTAGCTAACCTTTCAACAGATGACATTCTATATCGTGTAAGAGTAAGAGTTGCAGGTGCATCAGCAGATAACAAGCAAATTTTAGTATACGACACAGCATCAGCTGCTGGAGTATCACAAGCACTTCAACTTTCAATGACCCTAGGTACAGGAGATATCGTAGAAGTTTACGGAGCATCAACAGCAATTTCATTCAATCTATTTGGATCAGAGGTGGATGCATAATGCCAGGTTTTAATACAATACCAGGATCGGCTTCTGGAGGAGGACAAGCAAACATGAGCTTTGTTGCCTCTATTCACATGTCTACTTTTAACAGATCATGGTCTCAAGGTGGCACTGCAGGATTTTATGGAATTTACTCAGCAAATCAAGATGCAGGATATGCATATTTTGTTGGTTCTGGTGTAAGCACAGGTGTTCCTTTAAACAGAATGAGCAATATAACTCATTCTTTTACTAGAGTTGATGTAATTGCTCCAGTAGGAGATATGATAAGTCTTTATAAAGTAAAAGTAAAAAACACAAACGTTTTTAATAATCCTTTTGATGCAGATCCTTCTATCGGCAAAATAGCAATACCTTCATTCCCTTCGATTATTAGCAGCTCTGGTAATTTTGTTTTACCAAACAACGCACTTCCTTTAATAAATGTGGTTATTGCAGGTGCAGGCGGTACTGCTGGAGGTGGACACGGTGATGCTCACGGCGGTTGCGGCGGAGGCGGCGGAGGAAACGTTGTTAAGCTTACAGCCTATCAGGCAGTAGGAACAACCTCGGTATCAGTGGGAGGTAATGCAAGTCACTCTAGCGCACACCACCGTGGTGATCGTGGAGGAGACACATACTTTGGAAACGTTCACGCTCTCGGCGGAGGAGGCGGAGGCGGTTGGAACAATAAGCAGTCATGGTCATATGGTGAAGCACAAGGCGGAGGTAATTCTGGTGGCAATGGCGGCGGAGGCGGAGGAGATGCTACCCCAGGTGTTGGTCACACTCAGACTGCAGGAACAGGTTTAGGATTATCAGGAACACCCGCTTTCCACGGAGGTAATTCTGGAGGTCGGGGAAGAAATTCAAATGCTACCGATTCAAGAGCTGGCGGAGGCGGAGGCGCTGGAGGCAATGGAACAGATGGCGGAGCTTCAACTGGCGGCGCAGCAGGAGCTGGTCACGTATCTAATATTGCAGGAACAGACAGAATGTTTGGTCCTGGAGGCGGAGGCAGCCAACCTAATAATAACAATGGCACAGGCTATTCAACGGGAGCTGGAGGAACACACGGCCACGGAGGACAGTATAGCCATAACGGTCATAACGGATCAAATACATATGGCCAACATGGAGGAAGTGGAGTGGTAATCGTGAGGTATTACATAGCATGATAAGATACGCAAAAATAAATGCAGAAAATGTTGTTGAAAATATAATTGTGTGCGATGATTTTACAATTTCAAGCATGCCTGGAGTTTATATAAAAATTACAGAATCTACTGGAGATGCCTCTGTAGAGCATTCATATTTACCAGAAGAAAACAAATTTATAAGACCAAAGCCTTATGAGTCATGGGTATTAAATACAGAATTTAAATGGGAATCCCCACTGGGAGAAAATCCAAATCCAGCATTAAAGTGTTGGGACGAAGAGTCTCAAAATTGGATAGATTGCTTTTAATAGAGGAGTAAAAAAATGGCAGTAACGCTAGATTTAGTATCTAAGAACTCCTTGCCCGCCCTAGGCGGTAACTTGACGTTCAAGGCACCATCAGCTTCAGCAGTAACAAAGCAACGTATATTTATTCTAAACGTAGGTATGCTTGTAAATGCTGGTCTATATAGCCTTGATTTTACTAACGGTGCTCCAACTAATGTTACTTATATTAATATTCTAGATGGCGACGGAAACATCATTGATAAATCTTTTGTTAGCCCGTCATTTACTACAACATGGAACTTTAACCCAAGTAAGAATTGGGCCAAGATTATTCTTGTTTCAGATAACCAGTATATTAACTGGCCAACAAACTCTAATGCTGTAGTATCTTCAGGATTGATTTCAAATACAAATACTACACCAACCCCAACACTTCCTACAACTGCAGCAGTACAACTTACTAATGCCCTAACTTGTAGAAATGTCGGCGGAACAGATTATGTCTGGTCTTATCCAACATATAATGTTGCCACAGATGCATACTATGCAGGCAAGATTGTAAATGCTACAACAATGGCAGCAGTTGATCTTTATTCAAATAATTACAAGGGTGCATCATTTGCCTTTGACTATACTAATAACAAGATGTACATAGCAGGTGGAGGACAATATAATTCAGCAGGCGGAGTTCAAACACATAATCAGACTATGTATACAACCTTTATTGAAAAGGATATGGCTACAGCATCATTTACTCAGACAGCAAAGTCTAATTACCCAGATGCTTTGAATACAATGAATATTCTTATGGCCGCCCCAGGAGATGGTAACGTATACACATTTGGAACACATTATCTAGAAACATCAAACGTTCCTACAACACATTATTTTGGAAACCTCGCATACAAGTGGACTGGATCAACTAATACTTGGTCTGCTATTGCTAAGATGCCTGGAGAGCCTTCAAACTCTTATGACCGCACATTTGTGTTCTCATATGAGGGTAAGGTCTACATCTCAGGAGAAAGAAAGACGGCGGTAGATAAGGGAACTGAATCTACATTCGATTACTGGTTTGGATACTATAATCCAGCAACAAATACATATACTACTATTAAGAACTTCAAGTCAGCAACAAAGGCATTTGATACATTAGGTCATATGAATGGTCGCACATATACAGAAGATGCATTGTACCTATATGATAAGTTTGATCGTAAGTATTCAAAGGCTACATATATTGCTACTGGATTTCTTCCCGCCCCTGTAGAAACACCACAGTACTGGGCGCCAACAGAAGTTCTATCTGTTGCCAACACTCCAGGAAGTGCTACTTCATATGCACACTACCTAGACAGCGGACAGTATTACTTAATCTCACAAACACAATCTCAGGTAGCAGTACCTTCATACGCAGCTAGGGTATAATACTAATATGGCTACCATATTCCCCCTAAGCCCAACACTAAACCAAACATTTACAAGCAATGGAATTACTTGGAAGTGGGATAACTCTAAATGGACATTGTTTACAGATGCCGCAGTAGTATTTGATCACCTTCATTCATATGATGGCGCAGTAGTTTCAACTGGAGCGGCAGCTGGAGTAAGTTATGATGGAGGAGACGCTAATCCAGCATGACAACTACAAATGTAACATTTAGACTTCGCAGAGATACAACAGCAAATTGGGCTCTATATAATCCAGTTCTACAACCTGGTGAAATTGGCATTGATACAACTCTTAATAAGTTTAAGATAGGTAATGGCGTAGCAACATTTTCTGCTCTAGTATTTGCAAACGTTCTAGCAACTGATTTAACTTCAGCAATTACAACACATAATAATGCCACTACAAATATTCACGGAATTGCCGATACTACTGCTCTTGCAACAAAGACATATGTAGATACAGCAGTTAGTGGTCTTGCTTCTACCGCCGCTCAGACATACGTGCCAGACACCCTCGTAGGCAACCCAGACGGCTTGGCAACTCTTGATGCAAATGGCCTTGTCCCTTTATCTCAGCTTGCTAATTTAGTTGACTCAGCCCCAACAGCTTTAAATACTTTAAATGAATTGGCGGCGGCTCTAGGAGACGATGCTAATTTTTCTACCACAGTTACAAATTCTTTAGGAACACTATCTTCTCAGGTAGCCAGCTTTGATGCCCGTATAGTAAGCCTAGAATTGGACCTAGGAATATAAAAGAACATATGATATACTTTATCAAGGAGATAACAAATGACCGTAGTTTATGATAGCCTAGCAACTCAGATCAACGCAATGAAGACGAAGATGACTTCAATGACGAACTCTGCAACAACAACACAAGATATGATTTATCTTGCTAAAGCTATGACCGAGCTAGCAAATATGTTAGGTGTCGATGATATTGTCGCCGCAACTGCAGCTAAAATTACGGAACTAGAAACAAAAAGATCTACATCGGCGGCATCTCTAGAAACAGCAAGAGTAGCATCACTAGCAGACATTGGATTAGATAGAGCAACTGCTTTAGCTGATATCAGTACAGCAAGAGTTTCAGCAATAAATCAGGTAAGCGGTGCAGGAGCATCATTACACTCATTCTTTATGGTAGGGGTATAAAAATATGGCAATGGTATACAAGGTTCTGGGACAAAAGTCGCCAGCAGCAACAACAGATTTTAATTTATATACAGTAAGCGGATCAAAGCAGGCCATTATCAATTGTATTACAGTTGCTAATAGAGATGCTAACTCTGCTACATATCGTATTTCAGTTCGCCCAGATGGCGCAACATTAACAACAGATCACTACATTGCATATGATGTACAGGTTGATTCAAACGCAAGCGTAGCGTTAAATCTAGGAATAACACTAGACACAAATGATGTTATTACAGTCCAGTCATCTTCAGGGCTTGTAACATTTAATGCTTACGGAGTGGAGATAGACGTATAATGGGAATTCAATCATTTAAGCCATCAAGCGGCGGAGGCGTTCCAGGAATGTCTTATATAGCTTCAATTTTTATGGAAACGTATGCTAGATCTTGGGAACAGGGTGGAACAGCTGGCTACTATATGATGAGCTCTCAAAATAACTCAACAGGATATGTTTATTTTGTTGGAGGAACAACAACTGGAGGTCCCCTAGGACAAACCTTATACGTTTCTCATTCATTCACATCTATTCAAGTTGTAGCGTCTAAAAATGACTTGGTTTCTCTATATAAAGCTGCCGCAAAAACAACAACAAATTTAGCAGATCCAGGATTAAAATATGCAGACTGGTTATACAACTCTAAGTACACTGCTTACACAGTAAAATTTGCAACATCAGGCTCATGGACTTTGCCATCTGTGGGATTGCCATTAATTGATGTTAATGTCGTTGCAGGTGGCGGAGGTGCAATGCACCACTCTGGCGGCGGCGGCGCTGGCGGAGTTGTATCGTTATCCTACTATCCAGTTTCTTCAAATGGAGTACACTCATATACAGTCGGTGCTGCTGGTACTGGCAATGGAGCAGGAGGAAACAGTACTTTTAATACTAATATTATTGCTATTGGCGGCGCTGGCGGAGTTAACAACAATAACAATGGAGCCTCTGGAGGAAGCGGAAGTGGAGCTGCAAGACAACATCCTTCAAATAACTATTCTGGAGGTGCAGCAACACAAACAGCCCCATCAGTTTCTGCTCCAACAACAGTTTTTGGCTTAGGTAATCGGGGTGGGAATATTTCAGGTGGAAGCTCAGCTAACCACCATGGAGCAGGCGGCGGCGGTGCTAATGGTCAAGGCTTAGATACTGGCTCACCAAACCCTACACCAGGTGGAGCAGGACATCTTTCTAACATTGATTTCCTTTACTATGGTGCAGGAGGAAGTGGTTCTAATCACGATACCCAGAAAGATGCTTTTAATGGTGGTGTGTCAGCTGCACAAGGTCATGGAAATCCAGGACAAGGTGGGTCCTCGAACTGGAATGGCAATACTAGCGGACAGAATGGAATAGTTATTGTGAGGTATTACGCATGAGAATATTTGCAAAAATTAATCAAGACAATATTGTAGAAGATGTCATTTCTTGCGACGAAAATGGGTTGCCAGATTTTCTTGAAGGAAACTATGTTGAGTCTACAGAACAAACAAGAAGAGCCTTTATCTCTGGAACATACGATCAGATAAATAATAAATTTATTGATCAAAAGCCTTATGAGTCCTGGACATTAAATTCAGAGTTTGAGTGGGAATCACCATCTGGGCCTAAGCCAATAGACAGAGCTTGCCGCTGGGATGAAGAGTCGGCAACTTGGAAAAACCTTATAGAATAAGAGTCAACACTCTTAAAATATTGACAAAGTGTCTCTATAAATAGTATAATTACTAAATAGAGACATTTTGATTTTAGCAGCAAATTACTGTTAAAACTAGTAGAATAGATAATCATGATTAATTTAAATAAGATAGTAATAGTTGGCGGGGGTTCCGCTGGATGGATGTCTGCTGCAACAATGGTAAGAGC